AATCCTGTAGAAGTGGCTATAAAACATTGTAGATTAGCTTTCCATAAATTATTATTTAATAATTGAGCTGAGCTACTAATACCAATTTTGTTTTCTAATACATCATCAATTTCAGTTTCTGAAAAATTAATTAAGAAACGACTAGTTTGTGGGTTTGGGTCTGAATAAGCAAAAGAGGTTTCAGTTGCTTCTATGATTTCATCCAACCCTGTATTCATATTAGGGAATAAAGAGTATAACGTTGCGTCTTTTTCGGGAAATATTTTATATACTGCCATTTCTTATTATAAATTTACTATTCTACCCTGAATATCTTGATCGGGATATTTAACTTCAAAAATAGAAGGATCTAAAGAAGGATAAATTACGTTTCCTATAGTTGCACCATTAATATCATATGAATAAGGTGAATAACCTAAATTTTCTCCTACTAAATTACTAATTGTTATATTTTTAACAGTTTGTACACCTGTTACTCTATCTAAAAGAATATAAATATCTCTTAATACAATAGGTTGATTAATTTGCCAATTTTTAATAGCAAAATAATCTTTTAATGCTGTTATACAATCGAATAATACTTGATTGCTATTAAATTCAGGTAAAACAATTATATCAAAATTAACACCAATATTAATAATAAAAGCATCTTTAATAGAAACAGCATCATTTACCATTCTGTATTGAGATAAATAAGTTGTTAAATTATCTTTTAAAGCGGTCGATGCCAGTTGTAATTGGTTGTTTACATTAAATGATAAAACGTATAAATCCAATACCGAATTGGATTCACCGGCTGATAATGTTATTGCTTTTGTTGGCTCTATATACGCTTTAGAAATAACACCAAATTTAGCAGGCATTGAAAGTGATCTTACTAAATAATCATCTTGAGTTACGTTACGTAATTGAGTTGCAAAATTTGCAGAAGCATTTTGACGAATTTCTTCAATTGTATCTCCATCACCTCCACCATCTGCGGCTTCAGGATTTGTTACTGCTAATGAGTTAAAAATAGTTTGTGCTGTTATAGCATTAAGATTACTATTTAAAAATTTAACTGAACCTATTAAAGTGGTTAAATCGTTAGCTGGAACGTTTGCTGTAACCCCTCCACCTGTTAAGTATCTAACAGTTAATGTTGTGTTTGAAGGAGCAATACCATAAGTTTTTGTAAATATAAAATTAGCAGGAGCGTAAGCTGTTGTTAATTTCATTTTTTCAAATGGTAAACCTAAACCTACGTTATCAGGATTAGGTATAATTACTTCATCTGTATCAGCTGCTGTACCTGCTCCAAATTGTAATTGTAAGGAACCTGAATCTAGGAATCTTGAAATAAATCTTCTTTGGACTTGTTCTAATTGTAAAAGATAAGGAGTATCTCCTTTGTATTGAGACAAGGTTGGATCATTTGGATTTGTATTTTTTATAGATTTATAAATACATTCTTGAGCCAAATAATCTACTTCATACCATTCATTACTATCAGAATCAAAAACATCTAAAATACCTACAATTCGAGGAGCGTTAATTTCTACAGTTGTAAATTGTTGAGGAGTTGTAAATGTAAACTCTGTGGTATTGATTGTAGAGGAAATTGCTTTTCTAGTTTTCTTTAAAAGATAATATAAAGGATTACCACTACCATCAACACTAAAAATTGAAGTTTCTGTAGGGTCTCCAGAAGATGAAACTGTAAAATCTACAGGATCTTCTATTAAAAATGATACATTAGGATCAGATGTTGATTGAATTTGAGTATTTTGATTTACATACAAAGCATAATCAAAATCAGGTATGTAAGTTGATGATGATATTTTTGATGGAACTTGTTGATAAAAATCAATAAAAGTTGTTGCAACTTGAGTTACATTTGGTTTATAACCAAACATATAAGCTAACTCATATAAGTTATTAGTTTGGCGAGCATATTGTAAATATGTTTCTTGAACCTGATTGTCAAGATAAAATGATAAAACGTCACCTACATAGGCAGCCATCTCCATAAACATCATTCCTACTGATGATGGAGTAAAATCATTATAAGTTGTAGGGAAATATGTGCGAGCATAGTCAACTAAACTAGCTCTTATTTCGCTAAAATCTCGATTAATATATTGAATATTTTTTCTTTTTGTAGTGGCCATTATGTAAATGCTAATTGAATTGTATCAGTTAAACCTGTGTCTACAATATTATATTTTAATATAACATTAATCTGATTAAACTCAGGTAGTGAATCTATTTCTAAACTTTCAACAACAACACTTGGAAAATAAACTGAAAGTTGATATTGAATATCTTCTTTTAGGGAGTCTGTATTTCCTGAGGTTATTTGTTGGAATAAAAATGCTCTTAAATTTCCACCAAAAGTTGGATTTAAATATCTTTCATTTTGGTTTGTTAAGAAAAAATTTATTAAATTATATTTAACTGTTTCTTTTGTAGTATATGTTGTTTTAAATACTCCCGGAGCATTAAAAGGCAAAGCAATACCAATACCTGTACCAGGTTTAGTATCTAAAGGGAATATTTTCTTTGCACCAAATGCCATTATTTATTCATTAAAGCCATTATTTGATCTAAACCAACATTTCCTTCAGGTAATGCTCCATTGATTGAATCAATATTCCCAGGATTATATTTTCCGGCGTATTGTGAAGTTGCTGCTCCACCCATTTGCATTTCACCTAACATTCCAGAAAACATATCTCTACGTTCTTGAGCTGTTAATTGTTTTGGTTTTTCAATATGAGGTTGTGCGTAAGTATCTCTTAAAGATTCGTTCACAACTGTTTTAGGAGCACGAACTGCTTCCAATAGGATATCTTTTAATTCCTCTTGAATAGCTTCTCTAACAGCTTCTTTAATTAAAGTTTTAAGTTCTGTAGTTTTCATCGAGTTATAAATATTTAAGTTTTATGTTTTTATGTTAATTTCCTCTAGTTTTTATCAATACCCAACGGTTTCCATCCCATTCATAAACTTCTATAGTATCTCTTCCCTTTTTCTTAATTCTTTTTCTTTCTTTATCACCTACCTTTTTACCAGCATAACCGAAAGGAAATAAATTTTGAGTTTCTGTTACAGTTGTTGGTGGTGGAGTTGGTGATGGAATAGTTTCTATTTGAGGTTCAGGTAATGTTTCTACTATAATATTTTCTGTTGCAGAGGATGGTGCTGGTTGTAATGGATTAAAGGAAGTATCTGTGTATACATTATCTCTATCGATAATGAATTTAAGTTCATTAATTAAAGTTTGACTATCTGTTGTAAAAGATAGTTCTGTTTGAATTAAAACTATTCCTGAAGTATCTTTTCCTATTGCTCTTCTACGAGTTACTGTAGGTGTATAGGGAACTTCTTCTATTTCAATTATAAAACCTTTATATGTTGTTTGGTTTTGTGATTGGCTTGCTTGTAATTGAGAATTTGCTACATCATCAATTATTTTAGATATTGGGTCTAAATTTGCCTCTTTATTACATTTTTTAATATAAGAATCTATAATAGATAATGTTTCTTTTGCTTTTAGAACATATTGTCCGGTAATTGATATTACTAATGATGCACTACTTAATGTTCCTTGTATTTTAGCCAATTTAGAATTTCCAGCAGAATCAAACGTAGTTTTTCTAATAAATGTTTGAGCATCATTTAATATAGAAGGGATTGCTCCTGGAATAGGGAGTGTACTTACTGGAGGGATTTTTAAAGCTAATGATAAAGCAATAGATGCTATATCTGTGGTTTTGATTAATCCCAATACTAAATTAAGAAAATCAGAAGCTCCTGTAAGAGATTTTCCTGTTTGGTCTATTTTAATTCCAATCTTATTTAAAGACTGAACAATATCATTTCTAGTAATTAATAACTGATTTAAAACTTCAGGGGGAGGACAAGTATTAATATCAGGAATATATTCTTGAATTAAATTTTGTAAAGAAGGTTCAATTATTTGAGGAATTTGTGAACTTAATCCAAATAATAATAATGGAAGTTTTGCAGCTCCTTTTGGTTTTAAA